TTTTAGATAATGGCCGTTTCTGACCTGCATGGCATGATTTACGCTTTTGGACGGGAGATTCAGCGTGCTGATTGGCTATGTAAGGGTATCAACAAATGACCAGAATACAGACCTGCAACGAAACGCTCTTGTTTGTGCAGGATGTGAACAAATATTTGAAGATAAATTAAGCGGGACAAAGACAGACCGACCGGGATTAAAACGCGCTTTAAAGCGCCTTCAAAAAGGTGACACGCTGGTTGTCTGGAAACTGGATCGCCTCGGGCGAAGCATGAAACATCTGATTTCTCTCGTCGGGGAACTACGGGAGCGAGGGATTAATTTTCGCAGTCTGACCGACAGCATAGATACATCTTCTCCAATGGGGCGTTTTTTCTTCCACGTGATGGGTGCCCTGGCTGAAATGGAACGTGAATTAATTGTTGAACGTACACTGGCCGGACTGGCGGCAGCGCGTGCACGGGGGCGCACAGGCGGACGTCGACCGAAGCTGACAAAAGAACAGCATGAGCAAATAGCAAGGCTGATCAAAAACGGGCACGACAGAAAACAACTGGCAATAATTTACGGCATTGGCATATCGACGATTTATCGTTATCACCCTGTAGGCGATATACAGGCTGAAGAAACAACCAGGCAGACTCAGGAAAATGAAAACCGCTAATCTGACCATTAGCGGTTTTGCGTTAATCAAAACAGCCCTTTAACGGAGCTGGCCGCGCTGTTAAGGGATGATGTGACCTTATCTTTGAAGCCGGACAGCATATCACTGAACGATGAGGATTGCAGGCGCTCCCGCAAATCCTCATCACAGCGTTCAAGGGTCAGTGAAAATTCTATCTTTTTCGCCTTACCGTAGCGATCAAACTCGGAACGGGTCGTATTCGTTCCGGTCAGGACATACATGCCGTAAATCTGCCCGACGCCATCAATCAGAGGCCAGGGGCGTCCTGTATACGCCTGCGTGGTCAGCAGCGACAGCGACACTTCGCCACCTGTAATTTCAGGATAAAGCACACCAGAAAGAACGATGCGATCATCACCTGCACCGATATACTGCCAGCTTGCTGAACGGTTAACGCGTTCATTTTTCACATGCCGCCAGCTTTTGTTTTGCTGTAACTGCTGATGCGGCAGCGTGCGCAGCTCAAAAACAAACATGCCGTAGATCATCATCATGGCCATGACTCCTCAATCTTTATCGTAAAAACTGCCACGCCCGGCACGGGTGCGCCGTTCCATTTCTGCCCTGACCATTTCACCGACCAGTTTCGCCAGTTCGCGGGGATTCTGCGTAACAACGTTATGCAGATGAACATGAATTTCACCACCAAATCCGGAGGCAACAGGCTCCCGGTTACGGGAAGTTACAGGAACTGATGCCACTGGAGATCGTATAGCCTCCGCCACCGGGCGGGAGCTGGCCGCAACAACAGGGACCAGCGCCGGAGGCAGCGGAGCCGGGACCACGGGTGTGATATTAATTGCGGGGGCAGGCTTACTGACCTGCGCAATCTTCCGCTCCTGCCACTCCCCACGAACAGCAAGTGCTCGGGGCAGGTTTTTAAAGACAATATCGCCGGGGCCAATGCGTTTTTTCGTCTCCTCAACCAGCTTACCTGTGTTATCAGCAATTTTGCTGAGTCTGCGCAGCGTACCGGTATTGCTGTCTGTGAGCGGTTTATTGTCTTTGGGGTTATCACCTCCGGTGCCATTGCCATTTTCCACAGGCTTCGGCGGATTGATTTTCGCCAGGTCCCCCTGAAGCAAGGCAACCTTGTCCTGAAGAATGGCCGCACGCTGTGCGTCTTCGATTTTCTTGCGCGCCCTTTCCGCTTCATCCGGAAGCACACCAAGCTTTTCAAGTATCCACGCCAGCGTATCCAGCAACATTTTTGCAGGTGTCAGAACAAGTTGTAACGCACCGCCAAGAACGTTACCGAATATCTCGCCAGCACTGGTACATTTATCCAGAGTTTCCTTGCTGGACTCCATCGGTGACAGCAGCGATTTAAACCAGTTAAACACCTGGCTGATCCCGCTTCCGATTGCGTCAAAAACAGGGCCAAACCGTTCAAAGGTTTCACGCAACGGGTTCAGCCTTTCCATAATCCCGCTGAACACCCCGGCAAAAAATGCCCTGATGGGATCCCAGTATTTCCAGATAAGAACGGCAGCTCCGGCAAGCGCAGCCACGATAAGACCAACCGGACTGAACAGCGCCCCGATAGCGCCTCCCAGCAAAGAAACGGAACCCGTCAGCATTCCCCACAGCGCAGGCAACACCCTGACGACATTCATTGACCGGGTAAGAATGTCAAAACCAAGACGCAGGGTGGCCAGCTTTCCGTAAAGCACCCCAATAACCAGCGACAACGAGCCAATCGTTGCAGTCATTGCCAGCAACGCACCGCCTGCTATCAGTAGCTGGCGTGTCAGTACCGGATGGGCCTGCGCCAGCGAGGTGATTTTTTCAAGCACCCGCGTGAGCCACTGCGTGACAGAACGCAGCGGACCGTCAACCAGATCACTGATGCGAATACGAAGACCTTCCCATGCGCTGTCGAGATTTTTCAGGTCCCCATCAAGATTATCGGCCATTACTTTTGCAACGCGATCGGCCTCTCCCCTTGCCCCCTGCAATTCTCTGGTCAGTTTTTGCAGCTCTCCTGAACCAGCCGCCGCAACAAGCGTCTGCAAACCAACGAACGCCTCTTCTCCGGCGATGTCCTTGAAGAAGGAGACCTGGTCCACCTGTCCGTATTTTTGTGTCGCCTTATAGAGATCAAGCAGCACATCCTCCATCGGGCGCATTTTGCCTCTGGCGTCAGCAACTGACACCCCCAGCTCTTTCAGTGCATCAGCCGCAGCTTTTGGCGGTGATGCAAGGCGGGACAGACTTGCGCGCATGGCCGTGCCAGCATCGCTTCCGCGAAGACCATTATTGGCAAGCATCCCGGCCATGGCCGCCGCTTCTTCAAGACTGATACCAAGTTTTGCGGCAACCGGACCGGTATACTTCATGGTTTCGCCCAGCGCGCGTAAATCAGTATTGGTCCGGGTAAATGCTGCTGTCAGCGTATCGCCCACCCGGTCCATTTGATCGGCTGTCAGGTTGAACTGTGTGAGGATATTGGAGCCTATATCCGCCGTCTCGCCGAGTTCGACGCCACCTGCCAGCGCCATATTAAGAACACCGGGCAATGCGGCCTGAATGGCCTGCGGAGTAAAACCAGCCATTGCCAGAAAGCTCTGCCCACTGGCGGCATCACTCGCAGTAAACTGTGTTTCAGAGCCAAGTTTTAACGCCTGCTCACGCAGCGCCTTAAACTGCGGGCTGTTTTTGTCGATTCGCGTCAGTGCCTGAACGCGGGACATCTCTTTGCCGAACCCGATCGCAGGCTGCAAAAAACGCCCGGCAGCATAGCCGCCCGCCGCTGCCGCACCAATTGCCAGCGCACCACCTGTTTTCAGTTTTCCCGCGGTTTCCTGCGCGCGCGAATACCGCTCACGCGCCCGCGTTACACGCGCAAGCGCCTGCCGTTCGCGTTCAAGCTGGTTGTTGTACTGTTCGGTGCGTCTGATGGCCTGCTGGATGGTGTTATCGCTGCCTGTCAGGGAAATGCCGTGGCGTTTCAGCTCTCCGCCAAGCTCCCGCATTTTCTGAATTTCCCGTGTGCGCGATTCATTCAGGCGTTCAAGCCGGGTGCTTAACTGCTGCATCAGCTTTTGTTGTTTTTCGCTGAGCACTGTACCCGTGCGTTGTAACTGATTAAGGGCGTTAAGCTGGCGTCGTGCTTTCACGATACCCGCATCCGCTTTACTGACAGCGTCGCGGGCGCGCTCAAATGATCGCGCCTGACGCTCGAGATTTTTGATCGCCCCCTGCGTTCGCTGGATGGAGTCACCAAACTGCCCCATCAGGCGGCGGGCGTTTTCGGCAGGCCGGGTCAGCCTGTCAACGGCGCTGAAAGCGACCCGGATATCAAGAGTCTTCATTGTCTGCATTCCCGCTGCGAAGTGCCGCCCGCTCACGCCAGCTAACCACTTCGCCGGGCGTCATCATGAAGATTTCGGCGGGCGACCAGTTAAAAATGGCGGCAATATCCGCCACAAAGTCTTCTATGTGCTCAAAGCACACAACCGTGATCAGGCTTCCGTCGCCTGTTCGTTCTTCCCGCCAGAGTCCGCACCGCTCAAAAAATTTACGGCAACCACACATAACTGAATAAAATCACGGGATGCCATTTTTTTGATCGTCACTTCATCCAGTCGCGGTGATGTCACGCGTGACAGCAGCGTAAACATGGATTCCGCTTTCAGATTCAGCACATCAGACAGCGACAAATCTCGCAGAGATCCAGCCTGCTCAATAGCCCCGGTGATCTCCACATACGTGATTTTTTCGCCGCCTCGCTCAATTGGTTGGGTAAGTTTTACGCCACGCTCACTGGTTTCTTTCACAGTGTCAGCAACGACCGTGTTTTCGGTATCGATGTTTTTCGTCTCTTTCATCAGGAAACTCCTTTCAGTCAGAGGCGACGCACTGCGCCGCCTGCATATTACTTATCAGCCAAGCCCGAGCGCGGAACGGATGCGATCGGGCACAATGTCCTTGCCGTCCTTCCGGTAAATGAAGTTCAGCAGGTCAATCTCCCACAACGGGCGATCGTTAACACTCAGCTTGTAGTAGGTGTTTTTAATGGCGTAAGTGTGTGATGTGGCTTCGCCCTGTTTGGCTTCCCCCATATCAATTTCCGTCACACGTCCGCGCATTTCGACTTCATACAGGTCGCTTTCTGCATCGGTGTAGTATTCACCCGCAAAACGCAGCAGCGTGCCGTCAATCGTGCCGCCATACTTAAGGAACAGCTCACGAACTGCGCCCCCCATGACAAAGCTCGCATCAAGCGCGGAGTCGTCCAGACCGAGATCAATACTTACCGCACCCATCATGCCACCACCCCGGTAGCTGTCGGTTTTGCGCGTCAGCTTAGGCAGAGTGACGGACGTCACCTTACCCACTTCGTTTTCACCATCCACAAACAGCGTAAAAAAGCGAAGATGTTTTGGTACAGCCATCAGGCACCTCCCAGCACCGCAAATGCGGGACCAAAGAATTCATCAGTAAACGACTGGTAAAGCTCCATGTCTTCCAGCGGGGGAACAGGCGTATATTTGTAGCGAATACGCACGCGCCCCTGACGTAAATTCGTGGTGCTGTTATCCACGATGTCATACCAGCACTCCGCGCCAATCAGTTTCCCGGCAGTAACCAGTGAATCCAGTTTTGCCCTGATGGCACTGATAACATCTTTCACGTTCGCAGGCGTCAGTGGACTGTCGATGGTTTCAAACTGCGCTTCCGCAATTGAATCAGCCAGCACCTGTGCGGTTCGGGTATACACCTCAAAGATGTAGGCGTTCGTTTCCGGTGTGCGGTTGCCCCAGAAGCGGAACCCGTTGCGACGAATAATGGTCGTGATTTCTTTGTTGTTGAGGCTGTTGGCATCACTGTCTTCGGCCTGCAACGACCAGAACACATGCCTGGACATCCCCAGCACATTTTTAACCGGAACGTTGGACAGCGATTTGTGCCAGCCCTGCTCATGGTCAATGTACGCACGAAGGCCGCACGCATAGGCAGGCGCGGGGAACGTTTCGTTTTTGCCACTTTTCGGGTTGTAGGCGATGAAGTCCGGCCATAAGAGCATCACCTCACGCTCGTTGAATTTCTGGCGGTAGGTAATCGCCTCAGCCATCGTGTTGCAGCCGTGACATGAGGCATACACAAACGCGCGCAGTTTACCCGCAATCACGCACAGGGATTTTGTTACCGCCTCCGTGTCCAGCTCCGGCGCGGCCAGAATACGCGGACGGTATCCGATGCTTTCATCCTGCTCTGCAACAAGCAGCGCATACATCCCCGTATAGCTGCCGTCATCCTCAGAACCACCGATAACCAGTTGATCCTGCGTCTTTCCGTCTTCTTCTTTGTGTTCAGCCACGCGAACGACGATCACCTTTGTGCTCACCTGGTCTGCGATGGCCTTAAGCGCACGATAAAGCGTCCCCGTTGTTCCGCATTTTCCCAGCACGTCATTGACGCGGGTCAGCAGTGTGGGCTTGTTCAGCGGGAACAGCTCCGCATCCGCATCATCCGCCGTTGCCACGATACCGATAACACTGGAATCAACATCATTAATCGCTGTTACCAGGTCGGTACTTTCCGTAACACGGGCACCATGAAAACGAGTTTCACTCATAGCTTCAGCCCCTTGTATCCGTTAAATGATTCAGCAACAATCATCACCCACCACGCGCGTAATCTCACCCCTGCGCTATTCTCCCGCCACGGCGACAACAAAAAGCAGTAACCCACTCCGCACGCACATGCGACCATGCCGCACAGGGAGGGAACAGATGACCGACACCACCATGCAATTGCTCAGTCAGGGCACAGACCCCGTGAAAATGCCGGATTTTGATATTCTCGCGGAGGGTAAAACGCTGTCCGGCGTGGCAGAGCGCCTGATGAGCCTGTCGCTGACCGACAACCGGGGATTTGAGGCGGACCAGCTCACCATCACGCTGGATGATGCCGATGGCCAGTTGCAGCTACCGCCACGGGGCGCGCGTCTGACGGTTCTCATTGGCTGGAAAGGGGAACCGCTGACAGAAAAAGGCACTTACATTGTTGATGAAATCGCTCACGAAGGACCGCCGGACAGGCTGACTGTTTCAGCCAGAAGCGCAGATTTTCGGGATGAATTTAACGTTAAACGTGAGGTGTCCTGGCATGATGTGACCGTTGAGCGTGTGGTATCCGCCATCGCTCATCGGTACGGTCTGAAACCACAAATCAGCGAAATGCTGATGGATATCGAAATCGACCACGCCGACCAGACCGAAGAAAGCGACATGTCCTTTCTTACGCGCATGGCGGAAATGCTGGGCGCAATCACCACGGTAAAAAGCGGTAATCTGTTATTCATTATGCCAGGCGGTGGCGTGAACGCACAGGGCCAGCCGTTGCCATCGTTCGCCATCACGCGCAGCAGTGGCGATCGCCATCAGTTCCGCATTGCTGACCGCGAAGCGTATACGGGGGTACGCGCTTACTGGCTTGATCTTAATTACGGGAAAAAGAAAAAAGTCAGCGTGAAACGCCGCAAACCACCAAAACCCAAAAAGGAGAAAAGCAGCAGCCGTGAAGGTGATTATATGGAAGGTGCGGAAGGCAATGTGTTTGTGTTACGCAAGACTTATCAGAACGAGCAGGCAGCAAGACGCGCAGCGGCGGCAAAGTGGCAGCAGCTACAACGCGGAGCCGCATCATTCTCCATCACACTGGCACGTGGACGCGCAGAACTCTACCCCGAAATGCATGGCACGGTAACAGGATTTAAAAGCGAGATTGATAATCAGGACTGGATTATTGCAAAAGCCGAGCACACCATTGATAACAGTGGCTTTACCACACAGCTTGAGCTTGAGGCAAAAATCCCGGAATGGATAGCGGAAACAGAGTGAGGAACTTAGAATAGCGACAGCACCACGTTAAGGGAGGTCGCTATGTTCCGTTGTCCGCTTTGTGGCGCATCTGCCCGTATCCGCACCAGTCGTCCGGAAAATGATTCAAACACCGTGCGGCAAAAGTATTACCAGTGTAACAATCTGGAATGCGGCGTATGCTTCTCAACACTGGAAGCTTTCCATAAATTCACATCAAAACACGCCTCCGGCGTTCACTCTTCAGAAGGTATCCCGTGGCATGAGCTGCCAGCTTCACACAGGGGAAACAATCAGATGAGTTTGCCTTTATCTCAGAATTAACAAGCAGAATTGCCGGAGTAACAAAAAAGCGATAGATTACGCGCGGGTGCCTTTCGGCTGATGGTCGGAGGGAATACCCGAAGGCCAGATGTGGAAAGGCCCCGGAAAACATTTCTGTTTAACCGAGGCCCTAACCGTCTAACCTTAGCAAGTGATAGGTTAGCGCCTCTCCAACAAAGGAGCAAGCGCTATGTCGCAAAAATCGCTTACGGCCATCACGTTCTGCGTGACGGTAATCCTCATCATCTGGATGCTGCACGGTTCGCTGTGTGAAATACGGATGAGCTTCTGGGGAGCGGAGTTTGCGGCGTTCTTACAGTGTAAGCAGTAAGGAAACCGCGACGGGGAGGCAACTCCCCGTCAATCGGTTGCTAGGGTAAGGCCGATAAGGCACCCTATCTCATAGGCATGAATAACAACCCCGCAGCGTAAAAACTGCGGGGTTTCTTTTTGGAACTCTCACTAGCTAGTGAGGCGTTAACTGCACATAATGCTCGCACAACAAATCAGTTAAAAGAGATTACTCAGCATTCTCCTGCTTCCATTGCCGGATCATTTCATCGGTAACATCACTTTCATAACATACCACGTCATACCCTCCAGTACGGCTATATGCACTGCGTCCACCACATCTACTACCATTCCTTGCATGATTATACGGACACGCACAATTGCCTGGATAAGATTCAATGGATTCTTTAATTATTTCTTTCTTGATCTGAGCATCTGACTTTCCTGTTGCTGCATACCCACTAAAAGATACCAAACAAAGGCAGATTGCCATTAATAAACCACATCGCATACCGATACACTCTATTACTAACCAATCATAGCCCACATCATAAAATCGAGATGAGGAGTACAACACCTTTAACAAGAAGGTGCCATCACGATAATATGCCGTGCAATTCATCAAAAAAAAGATCTATATCAAAGAGATAGAGTTATTATCAGTGCTGCAGACATCAGCATTCGAGGCAGCAGAAAGACAGTAAATCTAACGAATTTGTCTTTTTCTCAGGATGTTGTCAGATTAAAAAAGATAGAGTAGCGCAGACACCTTTTGGTGGATGGTAGGAGGAAAAATGAAGTTGAGTGGGAAGATCCCAGAAAAAACTTTGGTTTAACCAAGGCCCTAGTTCAATATGCGAAATGCAGATGAGTTGCAAGAGAGTTTTGCTTCACCCTTAGAGTTTAAACAGACGTGTACTATTATTATTTCTGCATATCGCCACACCATCGCCACTTTACCGCCATTTAACAAAATACAAATACAAAAAACCACCCGAAGGTGGTTTCACGACACTGCTTATTGCTTTGATTTTATTCTTATCTTTCCCATGGTACCCGGAGCGGGACTTGAACCCGCACAGCGCGAACGCCGAGGGATTTTAAATCCCTTGTGTCTACCGATTCCACCATCCGGGCTCGGGAAGAAAGTGGAGGCGCGTTCCGGAGTCGAACCGGACTAGACGGATTTGCAATCCGCTACATAACCGCTTTGTTAACGCGCCAAATTCTTCAGGCCTTTCAGCCAGACATCCGCTGACGCCGATGTCTTTTAAACTGGAGCGGGAAACGAGACTCGAACTCGCGACCCCGACCTTGGCAAGGTCGTGCTCTACCAACTGAGCTATTCCCGCATTCATCAAGCAATCAGTTAATCACTTGATTTTATTATCGTCTGGCAATCAGTGCCGCCGTTCGATGCGTTGCATTCTACTTACCTGGCGCGATGAGTCAACGATATTTTTCACCACTTTTGATTGTTTGCTGAAAATTACGCCGAAACGATCACTGTTCAAGCAAATCTGCACGCGCAGCGCTCAAATATTGCAACATTGACCACAGAGTCAGTACCGCAGCCACAAAGAAAAGTGCAATACCGGCGTACTCAACCCAAATGTTCGGACGCCACAGCAGCCAGGCCAACGCCACCATCTGGGCAGTGGTTTTCACTTTCCCAATCCAGGAGACAGCCACGCTACTGCGTTTACCCAACTCCGCCATCCATTCGCGTAGCGCAGAAATAATAATTTCACGGGCGATCATCGTTGCCGCCGGTAAGGTCACCCACCAGCTGTGATAATGCTCGGTTACCAGCACCATGGCGATAGCCACGAGAACTTTATCTGCGACAGGGTCAAGGAAAGCACCAAACCGGGTACTCTGGTTCCAGCGGCGTGCCAGAAAACCATCGAACCAGTCAGTCACCGCCGCGACGCAGAAAATGAGCGCGGCGGCAAACGGCGACCAGGTGACAGGCAGATAAAAGACCAATACAAAGAATGGGATAAGGATGACACGGAACAGTGTAAGCAACGTAGGGATATTAAATTGCATAATGACGGGTAACTATCTGTTGTCAGTAAGATTACCCCTATGTTGCTACAGAGACATCAATGTTTCAACGACCAGAAGATCTTTTCTGCCAGACCTTGCGAAATACCCGGCACTTTTGCAATTTCCTCGACGCTGGCGTTACGTAAACCTTGCAAACCGCCCATATATTTCAACAACATTTGCCGGCGTTTTGGCCCGACGCCTTCAATGGTTTCCAGGGAACTGGTATTTTTGACCTTCGCCCGTTTTTTACGGTGCCCGCCAATCGCGTGATCATGTGATTCATCGCGAATATGCTGGATAACATGCAGCGCGGGAGAATCTGGCGGCAAACTGAATCCCTCACCTTCCGGCTCAAAGAACAGCGTTTCCAGCCCAGCCTTACGATCTGCTCCTTTGGCAACGCCAAGTAGCAGCGGATGATTTTTATCCCATGAGACATCCAGTTCGGCGAAGACATTTTTCGCCTGCGCAAGCTGGCCTTTGCCGCCGTCGATAAGTATCACATCCGGGATCTTACTGTCGTCGATGGCTTTACCATAACGCCGACGCAGCACCTGATTCATCGCCGCATAATCATCGCCCGGCGTGATGCCAGTAATGTTATAGCGCCGATACTCCGCACGCAGCGGGCCGTTAGCATCAAACACCACACAGGAAGCGACGGTTTGTTCACCCATGGTATGGCTGATGTCAAAGCACTCCATCCGCTTCACTTCCGGCAATTTCAACACGCTGGCAAGCGCGGTCAGTCGCTGGTGAACGGTAGATTGCTGCGAAAGTTTGCTGGTTAAGGCCGTCGCCGCATTGGTGCGCGCGAGTTTCAGATAACGCGCCCTATCGCCGCGAGGTTTGGTTTGAACATTAATCTTGCGTCCCGCCAGTTCTGAAAGGGAATCGGCGAGCAGCGTTTTATCGCTAAGATTAAAATCGAGCAGGATCTCACCCGGTAAGGTGCGCATCTGGCTGCCTTGTAAATAGAACTGGCCTACGAAGGTTTCTACCACCTCGCTCAGTTCCGTACCGCCAGGCACTTTCGGGAAATAGCTGCGGCTGCCGAGCACTTTGCCCTGACGAATGAACAATACGTGGACACAAGCCATGCCCGCATCGAACGCCACACCAATAACGTCGAGGTCGTCGCCGGTATTGGAAACAAACTGTTTTTCGGTGACGCGTCGCACCGCCTGAATTTGGTCGCGAATACGTGCAGCTTCTTCAAACTCCAGATTCTGGCTGGCAGTTTCCATACGACTAATGAGTTGCGTAAGCACCTGATCATCTTTGCCAGACAAAAACAGGCGCACATACTCGACCTGCTGAGCGTATTCTTCTTCACTCACCAGTCCTTCAACGCACGGTCCCAGACAGCGCCCTATCTGGTATTGCAGACACGGACGCGAGCGATTGCGATAAACACTATTTTCGCACTGGCGAATGGGGAAAATCTTTTGTAGTAGCGCCAGTGTTTCACGTACGGCATAGCCATTCGGGAACGGGCCGAAATATTCACCTTTGGCATGCTTCGCACCACGATGCATCGCCAGACGCGGGTGGGTATCACCACTCAGGAAGATAAAAGGATATGATTTATCATCGCGTAGCAAAACGTTGTAACGCGGCTGATAGAGTTTGATGTAGTTGTGTTCCAGCAACAGCGCTTCGGTTTCTGTGTGAGTAACCGTTACATCAATTTGCTGGATCTGGGCGACCAGCGCTTCGGTTTTGCGCGAAGCGAGGTTGCTACGGAAATAGCTGGAAAGCCGTTTTTTCAGGTCTTTCGCTTTGCCGACATAGATAACCGTACCACCAGCATCGTACATGCGATAAACGCCTGGCTGGCTGGTTACGGTTTTTAAAAACGCTTTTGCGTCAAACTGATCACTCACTGACTTGATAATGTCTCCGCATTACACAGACCATGGCGAATTGCCAGGTGAGTCAGCTCAACATCGCCATGAATGTTTAGTTTACTGAACATACGATAGCGGTAGCTGTTCACCGTTTTCGGACTGAGATTGAGCTGTTCTGAGATCTCATTGACCTTCTGGCCCTTGGTGATCATCAGCATAATCTGCAATTCACGTTCAGACAAACTGGCAAATGGGCTTTCTGTTTTTTCTGGTTCGATCTGGCTTAACGCCATTTGTTGAGCGATGTCAGAAGCAATGTAACGCTGCCCTGAATAGACAGAACGAATCGCACTCACGACTTCCTGCGGAGCCGCGCCTTTGCTGAGGTAGCCCGCAGCACCGGCCTGCATGACTTTCGCTGGTAAAGGGTTTTCTGTATGGACGGTAAGCATGATGATTTTGACATCAGCTGTGGAACGCGCGATTTTACGCGTCGCCTCAAGACCGCCAATGCCCGGCATACTCATGTCCATTAGCACCACGTCAACGGCATTTGTCCGGCACCACTTAACGGCGTCTTCACCGCACGATGCCTCACCGACGACTTTTATACCCTTTATATCTTCCAGAA